GATTCATCGAAAGCGCTGGTTTTAGAGATTCCAGTGAGTTCTTCCGTGAAATTACTCCCGAAACAGAGCAGGCGCTGGCACAGACGCAGGGACAACAACCTGATCCCCAAATGATGATGATGCAGCAGCAACTCCAGATGCAGATGCAGACGGAGCAGGCAAGAGCGCAGAACGACATCCAGATTGCCCAGGCAAAGGCTCAAGCAGACATTCAGCTACAAAGAGAGAAGGCACTGGCAGACATCGAACTCCAGCGAGAGAAGGCAGCGGCAAGCCTCCAACTCAAGACTGCTGAGTTCCAAGCCGAGGCTCAACTCAAGGCGGCAAAGGTCGGTGCAGAGATCACGGGCAATGTTCAGATACCAGGAACCTACTAATTGGACAACATAGCAGAACGGGCTGCGAGGCTCTTGCTAGACGATGTATTCCAGAGTGTTGTAAAGAAACAACAAGAGGGGTATATTTCCCTCATTCTGAATAGTGACGAGAACGATATAGATGTTCGGGAACGAGCCAATATCAAGTATCGGGCTATTGAAGAATTTGTGGCTTCAATTCAATCCCTTGCGGATAGTCCCAAGATTGAGAAGAAGCGGCTTAGATTTTTTTAACTAGGAGTCGTTATGGAAAACACCAACCCCGAGGGGAGTGTTCGTACTGTGAGTGATGCAGCCCAGGCCTTTTTAGGGATGATGGAACCGGAGGCGCAAGCCCAACCGGAACCAGCAGCCGAGGAGGTTGTTGAGGATGCAGTTGAACAGGTCGAGTATCAAGAAGACTTGGAAGACGAGCCTGACTACGATGAGCCAGAACCGGAACCCATCGCCACCTACAAGGTAAGAGTAGGCAAGGACGAGGTGGATGTACCGCTTGATGAGCTTATCAAGGGTTATTCTCGCACCGCAGATTACACCAAGAAAACCCAAGAAGTAGCCGAGCAGCGCAAGGTAGTAGAGGCTGAGAGGGCGAAAATTGAGGAGGCTGCACGACTTCGTGACCAATACGCTCAAAGACTCACCATCATTGAGCAGATGCTCCAGCAGCAGCCAGAGCAAGACCTATCTGCACTGAAAGAGACTGATCCCATTGGCTATGCCGTGGCAGTCGCTGAGAAGGCAGAGAGAGAAAAGCAACTTCAGGCAGTCCAACAGGAACGGATGAGGCTGGCTCAAGCCCAGCAGTCAGAGCAACAGGAGCGTCTCAAGGCGCACTTGGCAAGCGAGGCTGCGAAGCTACGAGAGGCGATCCCCGAGTGGACAGATGAGGTTAAGGGTGAAGTCATCAAGAGAGAGGTTCGTGAATATGCCAAGTCGATTGGGTTCTCCGATCAGGAACTCAGTCAGGTATACGACTCTCGGGCAGTGACTGCACTCTACAAAGCAGCGCAGTACGACAAGCTCATGAAGGGCAAAGTTGGTGCAACCAAGCAGGTTCGGGAAGCGCCAAAGATGCTCAAGCCTGGTTCTGCACCACAAAATGTAGACCAGTCTAAAAAACTGAAACAACAAGTAAGGAAGTCTGGCAAGGTCAGAGACGCAGCCAGACTCTTTGAATCAATTCTCTAAAGGAAACTAAAATGCCTACATTCGGTACTTTCGGCGCTAATGCCGCCAAGGGTCTTCGTGAAGACCTCGCTGATGTCATCTATGACATCTCCCCCCAAGACACGCCCATCATGTCGTCCATCGGCAAGACCAAAGCTACTGCGGTCTTCCATGAGTGGCAGAAGGACTCCCTGGCTGATGCCAACACCCTCAACTATCTGGCTGAAGGTGCTGACGCTACTGCCGCAACCCTGACCCCCACTGTTCGTGTTGGTAACTATAGTCAAATTGTGGGTAAAACGATTCAGGTCTCGAACACACTCGAAGCCGTTGATAAGGCAGGTCGTAAGTCTGAGAAGGCTTACCAGCTTGCCAAGGCCTCTGCTGAACTCAAGCGTGACATCGAGGCAATCATCTCTGCTAACCAAGCTCGTGATGCTGGCTCGTCCGGTACTCGCAAGATGGGTACGCTCCTGTCTTGGATCACCACCAATGTGAACAAGCAATCTGCTGGCACGAACCCCACCGGTGACGGTACGGATGTTCGTTCTGACTCTGCTACAACCCGCACCTTCCAAGAGTCCATGCTCAAGGATGTGGTGCAGAAGGTCTTCACGGCTGGTGGTACGCCCACCCTGCTCGTGGTTCCTCCCGCACTCAAGCAGGTTGTCTCTGCCTTCACGGGTCTGTCGCAGCATCGCTACAACAGCAACACGGGCGGTGACATCACCATTCTGGCCGGCGCTGACCTGTACCAGTCAGACTTCGGAGTACTTCAGATTGTCCCATCAAGGTTCCAGCGTAGCCGTGACGCATTCGTGCTTGACCCTGAGTACGCTGCTCTCGCTTACCTGCGTCCCTTCCAAACCAACGAGCTTGCCAAGACTGGCGACTCCGAGAAGACTCAGATCATTGCTGAGTTGACCCTCGAAGTGCGTAACGAAGCTGCTCATGGTCTGGTTGCTGACCTTGTTGCATCCTAAGTAGTTGTGGTAGAGTGGGGGTGGGTCAATCTGCCCCCACTTTTTCTTGAGGTTGTATGAAGAAAATACTGAGTCATGACCCCGTTACGGGAGTGACAGAAATTGCACACATGCCTGATGCAGACACCTTCGTGGTGGAGACTCATCAGGATGTATCCCAAATCATTGAGCAGAACAAAGCCATGTACGCACAGACCGACGAGAAGACTCGTTGGAGCGACTGGACACACATTGCTCAAATACCTCTCTCGGTGTTTCAGGAACTCAACAAGAAGGGAATCTGTCGTGGATTCCACATTGTCGACCAAAAGGCAATGAAGGCTTGGCTGAACGATCCTGACAACAAATATTTTCGTGTCCGACCAGGGAGAGTGTGATGAAGGTGGGTATATGTATCCCCAGCAGGGGTGAGATGGAGATTGGAACTTCTTTCGACTTAGCGGTGATGTGTGCATATGACGCACGAAACCGAGAGGGCGAGATCGGGATTTATACGGTCAACGGTACATTGATCTTTGACCAGCGTAACAAGTTGGTGCAGGCTGCTTTAGATGACAAGTGTGACTACATCTTGTTTATTGACGCAGACATGCGGTTTCCGAAGGATACGATTGAGAGACTGTTGAGCTTGGACAAGCCGATTGTGGGTGTGAACGCAACCACGAGAAGCATCCCAGTGAGGGCAACGGCAAAGCAACTCAAGATTGACTACGAAGAAAAGACGAACGCTTGGCTCCCTGTCGACTCTAAGGACAAGACATCGGTTGAGCCTGTAACCGCCATCGGGTGTGGTGTGATGTTGGTGAAGGCAGAAGTCTTTAGGAAGACACCTCAACCTTGGTTCTGGTTCTACCAGATTCCTGGCGACAAGATACTCGGTGAAGATGTGCATTTTTGTGTTGCTGCTTTTGACGCTGGGTTTGAAACATTCGTTGACCACGCACTGAGTAACATGATTGGTCATGTCGGGTCGTACACATATTCATGGGCAGACATAAAAGATGGCACTAACGAATTACAACGGCCTGAAGGCGGCAGTAGCCAACTGGCTAGGACGGACTGATCTTACAGACCAGATTCCTGATTTCATAACACTAGCCGAACTGCGCCTATCGAGGCAGCTACGCATTCGGCAGATGTTGGTCACTGCAACGGCAAGCACTACTGGGGGCGACAATACGGTAGGCTTGCCGAGTGACTTTCTAGAGATGCGTGATCTCTACATCGTAGGAACCCCACGCATTCCATTGACCTACATGAGTCCGAGTGCCTTCACAAGAGATGCTCGGGCGCATGAGTCTGGAAAGCCTGTGTTCTACACGCTACGGGCAAATGAGATCGAACTCGCACCCATTCCTGATGCTGCGTACACGCTTACGATGCTTTACTACTCTAAGCCTGCGGCACTCAGTGACTCCAATTCATCGAATACCTTCCTAGCCAATGCGCCAGATGCTTTGCTTTATGGCTCATTGCTGGAGGCCGAGCCTTACCTCATGAACGATGGTCGTTTGCAGGTATGGTCTCAGTTGTATCAGAACGCTATGGACTCGCTGAATGTGAGTGACCAAGGTTCAGAGTATGCGGGTGTGCCACTAAACATGACTGTAACCACGAGGTAATCATGGCTGAATTATCGAACTATCTTGAGAACAAACTGCTTGACCATGTTCTGCGGAATGTGAGCTACACATCCCCCACGACTGTCTATGTTGGCCTGTTCTTAGATGACCCAACTGATGCTGGATCGGGAACTGAAGTCTCTGGCGGGTCTTATGCTCGCAAGAGTCTTAGTGTGACGACTGCCTCAGATGGCATTGTTACCTCGTCGGCTGATGTGCAGTTTGACCAAGCGACAGCAAACTGGGGAACCATCACGCACTTGGCACTCTTTGATGCGATCACTAGCGGCAATATGCTCATGCACACTGCGCTTACGACCTCAAAGACGATTGAGACTGGTGATGTTCTGAAAATCTCGTCTGGTAGCTTGACTGCTACGCTCGACTAATGACATTCCTAACGCTTGAGGAGCTAGATCAGTTTGGCCCTCTAGATGACCTCCCGTTCAGTTTGGACAACAACTGGACTGTGGATGGAATCTGTGGGCCTTACAACCTTGAGCAGTTAGATCAGTTTGGAAACATTGACACCCTAGCGTTTTCTCTTGATGACGCAATCTGGGAGTCAGAGAATACTTGCATTCTCCTTGGTGCTGGAGCAGTAACCGCATCAGGTGAGTTGACTGCGTTTGTTACCCGCATTAAAGAGTCTAGCGGGGCGATTGTAGCCTCTGGGACACTAGATGCTAGTGCTTACAGAGAAAGGCCAGTAGAGGGCTTTATAGTCGCTTCTGGTTCGCTTAGTGCAAGTGCATTGCGCCTACGAGAAGCGTCTGGGTCAATTACCGGAACTGGGACTCTATCTGCACTAGCGGGTGTTGAGTTTAGTACCGGAGCAGATTTTGCTGGTGTTGGAACGCTATCTGTCACGGCAAACTCTGTTGTGCAGGGTAGTGGGTCATTTGTTTTAGTTGGAACCCTCAACTGCACTGCATACAAATATGGTGAGGAGTGGTCAGATACGACTCCTCAAGAGAACACATGGACTCCAGTTGCACCAGAGGATAATCCTTGGTCTCCAGCAAGTCCTGAAGACAACACATGGACTCCGGTTGCTGCTGGTGGCAACGCTTGGACACAATCAACGAGTGAGAGTACGACATGGCTGAAAGCCGCTTAACCTTTACTGAGTGGTTGCCTGACCAGCCTGGTTCTGTGGGTGCGCTCACAAAGGCAGAGAATGTATATCCCAAGGCAGTCGGCTACGGGCCATTCCCTGATGAGGTTGATTACTCTCAGGCTGCATCCGAAAGTCTGGTCTCTGTTGTGGCTGCTAAAAACAATGTAGGCACGAC